CTTGGGCGGCACAGTCTCACGAGCTACCGAGAGCGGTTATAGAGTACGTCCTCGCCTGCGGTCCCGACGGAGCTAAAGCTCTCGACCTACAAAGATACGCGAGTACTCTCGGAGGCCGAAACTTTACTCAGAACTTTATAGGCCTTGCCTACCGAGGTATGAGAAAAGGAACCGAGTACGAGCCTATCCTCGAACGCGGAGAAGGCTTTAAGAAGAATAACCCGGACCGTAAGTTCCTTGCTCTCCGATGCCCGTTCTGCGATACTCGAACGCTAACGCATACGCTCCGCGTACCCGAGGTTCCTGGCGGCGTTATCTGTACCTCTTGCCGTCGAGTACCGAGCCTTCCTACGGTCATCTTCCCCGAAGACTACCTCCGTAACTGGGACGGACCCCGAGGCGTCGGTATCGAAGGTAAGCTCTCCGGGGAAACCGGAACTACCGAAGCTATCTAACCCTTACAAACTACCTAACAAACCATCTCCCGCCTCCTGGCGAACGGCCAATACGCGCCGAACCGTAGTAAGACCACGCCTAGAGGAGAGAGATACATGCCTACCAACAATGAGACAAAGATAACCATACCGGAGCTAGAAAGCTTTTATGAGCAGCTCCGACTCTTTAGCGACGAGGAGAGAGAAGCCGCTAAGACGGCCTGGCTCCCGGTAGTGTCCGGTACCCCGGACATAGCTAGCGATAAGCCTAAGAGAGGCCGTAAGAGATGAGCAAGCGATACCCGCACTTGCAAAGAGTAGTACCCGAAGACGAGAAGCGCGCCGGCCGTATCATCCTAGCGATAGTAGCCGCGCTTCTTATCGCCGCTACGATAACTTGGTATAAAGATAGAGAAGAGAAGCTCGAACGCTGCGCGCCGCTAATGCCCGCTAAAGAACGTTACGAGAAGTGTTTAAACCCGCCGATAGAGTACGACCCGGCGATAGACGACCCCGGCTACGGTAACCTATGGTAGACGACGAAGACACTATACTAGAGTACCTAAAAGAGGTCTGCGAAGAGATAGCCGGAAGATATCTAGACGAAGACGGAGAGTACCGGCCCTTCGGCTAAGACTTAGAAGAAGAGAGCCGGCGTGAAAGCCAATGCCGCCGACGCCGCGGAGAAGCGTAAACGAAAACACAAGAACGGTTAGAGCATCCGAAGCCGTGGGAACTCATAGAGCCGAGCGGCTCGCCACAAGCGAAACAGTACCAGGTAGTACAACGGATATAGAAAGCGCGTAACGCGCTTCGTACTCTCACTTCTTGGTAGCGCGCTCCGTACCGCCCCTATCGGTACGATACCCGGCGAGGAACGCCGCAACTACCGCCGCGATAGCGCCCGCCTGAGCCGGCGTTACAACTTCGAACGCTACTAGCAAACCCTGAAGCGCCGTAAGCGAAGCCGCGAGACCCGCGACGACTTTATCTCTAGTATGCATATAGAACCTCTCAAAAGTATGGGGACAAGCGCTACCAGTAAGCCGACGTCCGCCGTTACAGTTCGCACAAAGTACCCTATAACGGTGCCTCGGCCAGGACCCTTCGGCACGGAAGTCCCTATAGACGAGCTCTACCGTGTTAGTACCCCCGTTAGCCCTACGGTGAGCGTTACCGCCGTTCTCGATATGGTCTATGACTAGACACCAGATACGGCGCTCCCCGCAACAGACGCAGGACGGCCGACGCTTACCCGAAAGACCCTGAAGCGCTACGAGGCGCTTACCTTGCCAGGCTTCTCGTTTATCCACGATAGAAGAGTAACCCGGACCGTAGAACGATAGGCGCGTACCGGCTTATAGAGAACCGATACGCGGCGCCGGGAGCTCTCAAGCTCTACCGGCGTCCGCCGCGAGGAGAAGCGGCGCGCTTCTATCTATAGTGTCGGAAGGGTAAAGATACGCACGCGGCTAAAAGCTAGGGACGCCGCCTATACGACCCCGTTTTAGTGTCCGGCCCCCCGGACGGCGTTCCACCGCGTTAGGCGCTAGCCGTCACGTTCCGGACCGTCCCCCCCTAAGGGACGGAACGCGAACGCGAGGAACGTGACGGGGAAACTTGCCAAAGAAACTAACGGCGGTACCGTATAAGATAACTACCCCCTACCCCCCTCCTACCCGGAACCTAAAAGAGACTCTATATGCCCTCCCTCCCCCCTCGTCGATGCCCTATACCCGGCTGCGTAACCTTCTCGCCAAGAGGCGCCCTATGTGACGCTCATAGCAAGGAACGCGGAGTACGGAGACGTAAGCAAGAGACCTGGCGAGACTACGGTAAGGTATGGCAGGCTATCCGTAAAGACGTCCTCTCTACCTCCCCCCTCTGCGTCTTCTGCGGAGATATCGCTAACGAAGTAGACCATATCAAACCCTTAAGAGACGGCGGAACGCACGACCGGGAAAACCTCCGGCCGCTCTGCAAGTCTTGCCACTCTCGACGTACGCACGCCGATAACCTCGGAAAGCGTTAGCCTATAACGCTTTTATCCCTCGAAGCAAAAACAAAACCGCCGAAAGGGTAAGGGCGTCGCAAACTTTCGCACGAACCTGCCAAAAGACCGCGCCGGGGGCTGAGATATGCGCCGCCAAGTTCCCCGAGAAATGTCGCCGAGAGGCCTTAGGGCCGGCACCCTACCTGTATGGCCTCTTCTAACATCCTCCCTAGCCTTTCGGCTCTCGCTATCCCGGTAACTAACCTCGAACACTTAGAGAAGAACCCGAGACGCGGCGACGTCGAGGCCGTCGCCAAGTCGTACAAGAGGTTCGGACAGCGTAAGCCTATCGTAGCGCGCCGTACCGGAGAGAACGAAGCCGGCCCTACCGGTACGGTACTCGCCGGAAACCATCAGCTAGCGGCCGCTATCTCTCTAGGCTGGGATACTATCGCCGTCGTCTTCGTAGATGAAGACGAAGATACCTCTAAGGCGTACGCGCTCGCCGATAACCGTACCGCGGAGCTCGGCGGCTTCGACGAAGTACTACTAGCCGAGGTTCTCTCCGAGCTAGAGGCCGCAGATGCTAGTTTACTAGAAGCAGCGTCGTACTCGGACCTTCTCAAAAACGGCGCGAAAGACGATAGGGATAAAGACCAAGCGCCCGAGGACTTCGATAGCGTAGACGAGAATATCGAGACCGAGCATACCTGCCCTAAATGTAACTACCGCTGGAGCGGCAAAGCGTGACATATAGCGTACCTTCTCTAGCAAGTATCGCCGCCGTTAAAGGAACAAACGGCTATAAAGTCGTATCTACGTTCTCCGGCGCCGGCGGCTCCTCTCTCGGCTTCGAGATGGCCGGTTACTCGATAGTTAGAGCGCACGAGTTTATCGACGAAGCCGCGAATACTTACGAGGCTAACCATACCGGGACGCCGGTAGACCGTAGAGATATCCGCGAGGTCTCGGCGGAAGATATCCTAAACGCTACCGGCCTTAAAGTAGGAGAGCTCGACGTACTCGAAGGCTCCCCGCCCTGCTCGTCTTTCTCTACCGCCGGCAAGCGCGAAAAAGCCTGGGGTAAAGTTAAAGCCTACTCGGATAAAGCGCAAAGGAGCGACGACCTCTTCTACGAGTACGCGCGACTACTACAAGGCTTACAGCCTAAGGTCTTCGTAGCCGAGAACGTCTCCGGTCTCGTAAAAGGAACCGCTAAAGGCTACTTCCTCGATATCTTAAAGAAGCTTAAAGAGAGCGGCTATCGCGTAGAGGTTAAACTACTAGACGCGCAATGGCTAGGAGTACCACAGGCGCGTAACCGCGTTATCTTCGTAGGCGTTAGAGAAGACCTTAAAGACGAAAACGGTAAAGCTATCCTACCGGCGTTCCCTACTCCGCTAAAGTACCGCTACTCGATAAACGATGCTCTAGCCGGCGTCTCGCCTATCGTAGAGAAAGAGACCGATATATCCCGCTACGCTATCGGCGCCGAATGGGAGCTTACCCCTATCGGCGGCTCCTCTTCGCGCTACTTCTCTCTTACGAGACCCGACCCCGATAAACCCTGCCCGACTCTAACCGCTACCGCCGGCGTCCCTAGCGCTGCTAGTGTAGTACATCCTACTCTTAAACGTAAGTTCTCCGTAGCGGAAGCTATCCGGCTCTCTTCCTTCCCTGACGACTTTAAACTAACCGGTACTTACTCTCAAAAGATAGAGCGCCTCGGTAGAAGCGTTCCGCCCCTACTAATGAAAGCCGTAGCCGAGACCGTTAGAGACTCTATCCTAGGAGAGGCCGTATGAGTAACTCCGTAGGGCATCGCCCGAGCTCTAACGCCTGGGAGTTCGACGCTTCCGTAGTAGAGGTCTTCGAAGATATGCTAGCTCGCTCTATCCCCGGCTTCGAAGATATGCGCCGCGTTGTAACGGAAGTAGGCCGCGCGTTCGTAAAGCCCGGAGCTACTATCGTAGACCTCGGCTGTTCTAAAGGCGGAAGCCTAGCGCCGTTCGTAGAAGATAACAAAGCTCGCGCGTATATCGGAGTAGAGCAGGCCGAAGACATGAGAAACGCCGCTATAGAGCGCTTTAAGGCAAACTCGCGCGTATCTATACTAGACCTCGACTTACGCTACGAGTACCCCGAGGTACTATCTAACCTTACTCTCTCGGTACTTACAGTACAGTTTACGCCTATCGAGTACCGCCATAAGCTTTTAAAGCGTATCTACGATACTCTAAAGCCCGGCGGAGCTTTCGTCTTCGTAGAGAAGTGCCTCGGCTCTGACCCTCGCGGAGACGAACTCCTAACTAACCTCTACCTCGCGCGCAAAGCCGAGGAAGGTTACTCTACGGCCGATATAGAAGCCAAGCGTAAAAGCCTAGAAGGGGTCTTAGTGCCTATCACCCCCGCGTGGAACGAAGCTCTACTACGTTCCGCCGGCTTTACTACCGTAGAACCTATCTGGCGCTCTCTAAACTTCGGCGCCTGGGTAGCTATCAAAGGAGAAGAAAAGTGAGCAAGCCAGGTCCGGCGCCTACGCCGACACACCTTAAGATAGTACGCGGCGTACGCCGCGACCGTATCAACGATAAAGAACCGACGCCTAGCAAGAAAGCTCCTTCGTGCCCGTCATGGCTCTCTCCCGAAGGTAAAAAGGTCTGGCGTCGTACGAGTAAGCAACTCTCCGAGATGGGCGTACTCTACGCCTGCGACGGAGATAGCCTAGCCGCTTACTGCGAAGCCGTCGTACGCCATCAGAAGGCGTGCGAGCTTATAAACTCTACCGGCATCCTTATCAAGGGGAGACGCGACGGCGTAGTTAAGAACCCGGCTGTACAGGTAGCGCGCGACGCGGAGAGTACTATAAAGGCTTTCGCGCAGGAGTTCGGCCTTACGCCGTCGGCGCGTACGCGTCTTAAAACTAACCAGGAACCGGAGACGGGCCTAGATGACCTCCTCCGGTGAGCCTCGCGCAACTACCGCCGGCCTTGCCCTTCCCGAAGGCACTTACTTCGACGAAGACTCCGCCCGGCGCGCTATAAACTTCTTCGAACGTACCCTTATCCACGTCGATGGACGCTGGGCCGGTAAGCCTTTCGTACTACAAGACTGGCAGGTAGACCATATCATAGCGCCGCTTTACGGATATAAACGCGCCGACGGAACTCGTCTCTACCGGCAGGCTTATATCGAAGTTCCTCGTAAAGCCGGTAAAACTACCCTCTGCGCCGGTATCGCCCTCTACGGCCTTATCGCCGACGGCGAAGAAGGCGCTCAAGTCGTAGCGGGAGCTAGA